ATCTGTTGCTTGGCTTTTACTTGATGTAAATGTAGTTAACTTCATTTCTTAAAATTATCTAAAACGTGTTCAATAGTTTTTTCTAAAGATATTCTTTTACCTGTTTTAAAAGATATATCTATTTGAATCTTTAGTAACTTTTCGTGTATCTCGTCACTAAGTAAAACTCCTTTCTTTTTAGCTAACATAACTTTGTTCATAATTATTTATTTTTTATGTTGCAAATATAGTATAAATATATAACTTTGCATAAAATAAATTATTATGATAAAATTAATCGTTTCTGGAAGAGTAGGCAGTGATGCCGAATTAAAGACAGTAGGAGACACTATGGTATGTTCATTTAGTGTTGCTCACACCGAAAAGGTTTATGGCCCTAATCCATCGGAGAAAACAATTTGGATAAGTTGTAATATTTGGGGACAGAGAGCGGAAACTTTAAAGCCGCACATTGTTAAGGGCACTTACATAGTAGTAGAGGGAAGTGGCTTAGTAAATGCTTACCTACAAAAGAATGGAGAGCCAGCTGCAGTATTAAACTGCCGTGTGAGTAGTTTAGAATTTGGAGGCAAGCCTACCGCAGAACCTACTCCTCACACCGCTACTCCACCAGTAGGTAAATTAGACCTTGGTGAAGATTTGCCATTTTAGTAAACATTTATAAACCAATTAGTATGAACAAACAAACAAAAATTAAAGGCTATATGCTTTTAATCCTCGTTATCTCCTCCCTCTTTATCTCCTTTTCCGGCAAAGGTAGCTATGCTAAAAGCAAGGACAAGGCACCTAATCCAGCTAAGGAATATCCACAAGATAATCTTATGATTATTGACATGAAGAATCTGCCAGGAACACAGATTAAAAGCATGGGCAAAGATGAACTGCAAGAGTTTTTGGAAGGACAAGGCTTTAGGAGATTAAAAAATAAAAGTCTTGTAGATTTAAGACGTATATGGTTAGGTTTTATGTATGAAGATTTCTTTTATACTATGCACAAAAAAACTGATCTGCCTATCTCTGTTATTTATGCTTTCTTTATCATTGAGGCAACTAATGCCGGAATAGAAAGTAAGTTGATGGCAAAAGCATTAAACCCTGGAGGAATAAAATACAGAGGCACCGGTAAGAAGATGAATGCTATGGATGACTGCTACAAGAATGGTAAAAAGATACCTTGCGCCTTCCAGGCTTTCTCCTCTTACAATGCCATGGTGCAAGGCTGGGCAGATGTTTTAAACTTACCAAGGTACAAAGGATGCAAAAGATATATGTTTGCTAAGTATAACAGAGGCATGACTGCTAAAAACATTGTAGATGCTACTTGTAAATGTTTTTACAAAAGCGGCTACCATACGAGTAATCTTTGGAAAGTGAGAAGTAATTTATCAACTGAATACTGGACAGTAAAAGCCAGTTTTCCCGAAATGGAATATTGAAATGGTAGATAATAAATATTTTTTTGACAAATCAGTAGAACTTGGCTTTACAACTACTAACTATGAATCTCTTGTTAACCTTCATACAAATGGTGCAAGGACACTACAAATAATGGGCTGCAAGTCTGTATTTGAGTTTGGAAGTGGATTAGGTTTCTTTTTATCTGCCTGCCAAAGAATCAGTTTTTATAATCATGTTGGCTATGACATTAATCCTTATGAAAGAGAATTTGCTATTAGTAAAGGAATTGATTCAGATAGGTATTTATTACCAAAAGGGAACTTTAAGGTAAAAGGCAAGTATGATGCTATCTATTCCACAGAAGTATTTGAACACATGACCGATGCAGAATTAAATAAAGTTATGCCAGTATTATACAATGCTTGTAACAAATACTTTTATTTTACATCTACTCCTTATGCCTCTGCTGATCCTGCTTGGGACATTGAATGGGGACACATAAACATTAAACAAAAAGAGGAATGGATAGAATTGTTTAAGAAACAAGGTTTTGACTTTTTGCAAAATGTTACAGACGTAACATCATGGGGATTGTTGTTTGTTAAAAATGATAGTCATGGTAAAAGGTAGTAAAAGGAAAAAACAAATGTTTAGTAATGAGGACATAGAAATAATCACAAGATTATACCCTAACACTCCTAACAAGGTCATTGCCACCTTTGTGCCTCATTCTTCTACATCTATCAGCAACAAAGCCTATGCAATGGGCATAAAGAAAACAAAAGAGTATATTAGAAGTAATTGCAAACAAGTTGCCCTTAAACAATGGGAAAACGTAGAAACAAGTAGCAGAGCAAGAAGAACTTGCTTTCATGAAGGGCACACTCCCTGGAACAAAGGGAAAACATTGTCTGCACAACATAAAGCAAAGCTCACAGGAGTATTTCAAAAAGGTAATGTACCACACAATGAATTGCCAATAGGTAGTATTAGAGATATTAACTCATATAATGAAATTAAATACGCAAATCATAAATGGATGAGCCTCTCCCGATACAACTGGGAACAAGTGCATGGCTCAATACCTAAAGATATGTGTGTGTTTAAATTGGATGGTAATAAATACAATGATGACATTAGTAACCTCTGCCTTGTCACCAGGAGAGATTTGGCTGTGTTAAATCGCAACCATTACAAGATACCGCAGGAATTAAAAGAAGTTCAAATATTAATTAACCAGATTAAAGACATTGTAAAATGAGACTAACAAAAGACGAAGCTCGAATATTAGCGGAAGCAATGGAGGAGTATAAGTACAAAGTAGTAGAAAATCCTCATTATAAAGAATTAGGAGTGTTTAATAAACTCCATGATTTGCAGTACAAATTAGAAATGTTTGGCGATGATAAACGCAGAAATGGCAGAACAAGCCAAGATAATTTTAACGACTTAATTAAAAGATTAACAAAATGAAGAACAAAATCAGCGACCTTCGCAACCACCTATTCTCCGTTCTTGAAGAACTGACCGATCCCGACAGCACCTATGACATTGCCAAAGCCAAGGTTGTAGCAGATGTTGCCCAGGTGATTATAAACAGTGCCAGCGTGGAGAACCAGTATCTAAAGATAGTGGGAGGTAGTCATGGCAGTGGGTTTATAGAGGATAGGAATGAGGTTAAACAAATAGTCGAAAAGAATTAGAAAAGTATTATCTTTGTATTATCCTTTGGAACGGAGTAGACAACGTCTCAAAGGAATTGGAACAACACAATAATGTTCTAACCCTTGCCCCGATAGATGTCTACCTATTGGGGCATTTTTTTTCTACTTATGCCAAAAAAGCACATAACTTATCAAGGAAAAGAAAGGACTAAATTATTTAGAGAAAACTTTCCGTTTTACCCTATTCCAAAGCAAAAGGATAGATGCTTATGTATTCATTGTGATAAAGACTACAAAATAAAAGATTTACAGGTAAATAGATCTGTTAAAGGTCATATTTGGATTATGTGTAGAGATTATCCTAAATGTAATGGTAGTGTAATTGATATAATGTATCAAGAAAATATTGGTGACGATTTATTTAAAAGAATTGATTTGGGATTAAGTCCTTATGGTATAGAAAAAATAGAATAACATGAAAATATTACAGGAGCTTGAAAGCCTTATTCCTCCATTATCAAACGAGGAATTTAAGCAGCTGGAACGCAACATTCTTGAAGAAGGAATACGAGAGCCATTAATTACATGGAATGGCATTTTAATCGACGGGCACAACCGTTACAGGATTGCCCAGGAACATGACATAAATTATGAAACACTTGAAAAGGAGTTTGATAATATTTTTTTAGTTAAGGTGTGGATGATTTACAATCAATTTGGACGAAGAAATTTATCTAATTATTGGAGAAGTGTTTTAGCCTTGGAACTTGAAGATGTATTTAAGGTAAAGGCAAAAGAAATAAAAGCTGAAAAAATATCTGAATTTAGGAAAACAGGTGAGATAAGTCAGATATCTGACAAACCTGATACTAAAAAGGATTTAGCCAAAATTGCCAATGTTTCACACGATACAATCGCCAAAGTTAAAAAGATACAAGCCAATGCCACTCCAGAGGTAAAGGAAAAATTGAACACTGGAACAATGTCAATCAATGAAGCATACAAAGAAATAAAGAAGGAGGAGGTAGAGTTAAAAAGAAAGGAAATACGAGAAACTTTTGAAAAGCAAGATGTAGAAATAAATGATAAAAAATACAGAATTATTTATGCTGACCCTCCTTGGAAGTATGGCAATGCTATGCCAGAATATGTTACAGAGCCACAGGACTATTATCTACTAATGAACACAGAAGATATATGTGCAATGCCTATAAAAGATATTACCGAAAAAGATGCAGTTTTATTTTTATGGAGTACATCTCCACATTTGCCAGAAGCATTGGAAGTAGCTAAAGCATGGGGATTTACATATAAGACTACATTTATTTGGGATAAAATAAAACATAACATGGGACACTATAATAGTGTACGTCATGAAATATTATTAGTATGCACTAAAGGAGCGTGTACTCCAGATGTAAAAAGATTATTTGATAGCGTAGTTAGCGAAGAAAGAACAGAGCATTCAAAGAAGCCTAATGTATTTAGAGAAATTATAGAAACTATTTACACATACGGCAATAAAATAGAATTATTTGCAAGGGAAACACCTGAAGGATGGGATGTATTTGGTAATCAAAGTAATAATTAATATGTACGAAGGGAATAATAAACACAAAGATTCTTTTGAAATTGGATTAGAATTTCAAGATTTTATAATTAGAAAATTACTTCATAATTATGGAATTGTTATACAGCCATACAGTAGTAAAAAATACCAATTTGAAGTAGGTGAAAGTTTACAAGGATATGAAATAAAATACGATGCAAGGTCAACAGGTGATTGTACTCATGGATATTGTGAACCTACAAATAATGTAGCTATTGAAGTTTATGAAAAAACAAATAAAAATAATGACCAATGGACGCCATCAGGAATATTAAGAAAAGATAATACTATTTATTATGTAATTGGTAATTATGATATGTGTTGGATAATTGATAAAATGGTACTTATTAGATTTTATAGACAAAATATTTATAAAGTAGTTGAAACACTTTCTACAATTAAAACAATGTTAATTCCAATAAATATAATGGATGAATACGCTATACAAGCTATTGTGTTTAATGATAATTATGGTAAACAAGCTAAATTAGACTTATGAAAGAAAATAGAGATTTTAAAGGAGTCTGGATTCCAAAAGAAATATGGCTTAATACTGACTTATCAATAATAGAGAAAGTATTATTAGTTGAAATTGACTCACTGGACAACTCCGATCGCGGCTGCTTTGCCTCCAATGAATACTTGGCATCTTTTGTGCAGTTGTCTGAGGGTAGGTTAGCTAATATAATTAGTGACTTAAAAAAGAGAGGATTTATTATTCAGTTGTTTTTTGATGGAAGAAACAGAGGACTGCGAACACAGATAAGTGAAAGCAGCTTTAACGAAAACGTGAAAGCAGACTTAACGAAAAAAGGAAAGCAGACTACACAAAAACGTGAACATAATAATACAGAGAATAAAACAAGTAATAATACAAATGATATAGGTTGTGAAATGCCTTTCACTCCTCCAAAAACAAAAATTAAAAATCCTTTCTCTCGCCAGGCTTACCATGATTCTCTGAACACTGACTGTGACCCAAAAGAAAGTTGCGCTCAAGAAAAGGTAAAGGAACGCGAGCCCTCCGAGACCTACCTCTGCTTTACCGCCTTCGCCTCCACCTATGAACGGCTTGCCGGTGTGACATATCCTTCCGACAAGAATAATTATATCATGACAGCTAAGGATGGTGCAAACTGCAAAAAGTTAATAACATGGCTAAAAAAGGTAAGTGCGAGTGAGCAATCACCAGACGAAATGGTTACCATGTTTACCACGGCTGCATGGCAAATAAGTGATAAGTGGCTTAAAGCAAACTTTACTATTAGCAATATCTACTCACAGGCAAATAACATTTATACTAAATTTATGTATTCCAACCCTGCCGCACAGGAGAAGCGGAGGCAAGAGGAGATTGAAAGACTTGTAAATGAATATCAACCATGAAAGAATCAAATGTATATTTAGAAGACTGTATGATAGGAATGGCACGGTATCCAGACAAATACTTTGATTTGGCGATTGTTGACCCACCGTATGGGATTGATAGAAATGGAATGAACATGGGTAATTCAGTCTTTAATAAAGACGATAAGAAATGGGATAATTCAATACCAACAAATGAATATTTTATTGAACTATTTAGGGTAAGTAAAAATCAAATAATTTGGGGTGGTAATTATTTTCCTTTACCACAAAGTCAATATTTTGCAATTTGGGATAAAGGTGAAACTATGTACGGAAGAGATTTTGCAGAATGCGAATTTGCATGGGTAAAAAGTGGAGGCACAAGAATTTACAAAAAGTCACCAAAACAACCCGAAAGAATACACCCTACCCAAAAACCGATTGCTCTTTACAAATGGCTTTTGCATAATTATGCAAAGCAAGATGATAAAATACTTGATACTCATTTAGGTTCTGGAAGCAGTCGGATTGCAGCGTATGATATGGGCTTTGATTTTACGGCTTTTGAGTTAGATAAAGAATACTTTCATGCACAGGAAAAAAGATTTCATCAATTTAAATCACAACTTAAATTATTTTAAAACCATGAAACAAACACCTCAAAAAAAAGCTAAATTTCTTTTCGTGCATTACCACAACCTTATTCAAAGCATTGGCGGTGAATTAGACAATGAAACCCTTATTTGCATTCTTGCAAAACAATGCGCCTTGTTTGAGGTAAGGCAAATACTAAAAGAAAAGTGGAACATTGAAGTACCTGGTAGCCAAGATGAATATTACTATTGGGAAGAAGTTGAACATGAAATAGAAAGCTATGAGAAGTAAAGAAGAATATAACGCATACATGAAGGCATATATGCAGCGAAAGCGAGACAACATGACCTATGAGGAATGGCGATCATTTAGAGACAAGAACAATTCTTACAAAATGGCAAAGTACCACTCTATGACACCAGAGCAGAAAGAGAAATACAGAAATTATCAGAGACAAAAACAACAATTATATTCATTCACTAAAAAGTATAAATAACATGAAGTATGAAGACATGAGCCCAGAGGAAGTAGCAAAAAGAAAGGAGTATCAAAGGCTATACCAAGAGGCAAAGAGGAACAATATGACAGAGGAAGATAGGATAAAACGCAATGACTATTTGCGAGTGTACAGAGTTATCAATAGGGAAAAGATAAATGGATATGTAAACAAATGGAAGTCAAATTTAAATGAAGAAATGCTGGAAGAAAGGAAAAGAAAGCAGAAACAATACTACGAGAACAATAAGGAGAAGATATCACAAAGAGCAAGAGAGAAATGGGCAACCATGTCACAGGAACAAAAGGACAGAATCACAGCTAACAGAAAACAACGATACAGGCTTTGGTATTTTCTACTGGATGATAATCGGAAGAGGAGGATGATAGACAACAGCAGGGAGTGGATTGACAATCACAAGGAAATACACCGCGAACGAGTTAACAAATATTATCAAGACAACAAAAAAAAGAAAGATGAATCTTACAAAGTACCAACCACACAACCAGGATGAACAAGCCATTATTGATGCAAGACCAAACAGGATAGCAAACATTGACATTAAAGATAGCTATCGTCAAGTCTTAAACACACTTTCTGCACTCTTCCCCATCTATGGCATTGATGGAGACATTGCATTTTATTCAACAGTTACTAAAGAAATTATTAAAACATTTGGGCAGATAGCTGCAAATGAAATTGAAATTGCTTTCCGCCTCTTTGCGGCCCAGTCGCTTGACCTGGATGAAGATGTAAAATTCTATGGCAAGGCAAATATGCACACCATAGGCAAAATATTAAATGCTTACCTAATCTACCGGAGGAAAATAATTGCAGCTCATGACAATGAGGTTGCTGCACTCCGGCATAATGCAAACATGGAAGAAAGGGCCAGAAAGACAAGGGAGGAGTTATATGCCAACTTTCCTACTATGCTAAAAGAATTTAAAGGAAAAGATTACACAGCCGTGCCTCTGTATTGGTATGATATGTGTTTGCAGTTTGACATGGTAACATACGAAGAAGGGGAAAAGAGGGCACTCTGGGAAGAAGCCAAGGAACTTGCATTGAAAGAGCCACCAGAGAACATGGATCTCATGAGCATACGAAGCCATGCAAAGAAAATAGAACAGGGCAACCTTAAAAGAGCCGCAGTAATTGCCCAGCAGTTGGCAGTGTGGCGCAAGGTGTTAAAGAGATAAGTAACTGGTTTAAAATGTGTTGCAAGGTGTGGGGAGTTGACCTCACACTTTTTTTAAATTATTTTTATATTTTTATATAATTTATATACTTTGTATTTATTTTAATATTATCTTTGAAAAAACAAAAAACAAAACATCATGACAACAGAAGAAAGAGACGACAAAATTGTAGGTATTCTTACTAAAATTTGTATTAGTGTACTCGTAAAAAATTTATTTGACAAAAATGGAGACACTGTAATACAGGATATTTTAACTGAACTTAATACAGTACCCGTTGCCGAAGAAAAGGAATATACAAGATGTAATTCATCTCATAGGTTTCTGCATAAGACAGCTATGGAATATTTACAAAAAACATTAGCTTTTAAAGAAGAAAATAACATATAATGAACCAAGCAAGCCAAGATATTTTAGATTACATTGTAGATAACCACCTTGCCCTTCACGACATTTCCGATGAAGGCATAAGCAAGGTCATTGATGCACTGTTTAACTTTAACGACTTATTACCGAAAGAACAAGTGCTATTTAACTCTATAATGGCACAAGCAATAGACTTTGAATGGATTGCCCAACAGTTAAGTAACTGGGAGGAGGAAGAAGAATTAAAAAGATTAGACGCTCAAAGAGAAGATTATTATGACAATCACTAAAGGTAGAGTTAAATATACTGCTGGCGCGCCCAGAGAAGGACAGTACGGCCCAAGCATAAACATTCTTGTAGTATTTGCCGATGGCAAGGAAGCAAGGATATATGGTAAGCCTGGCGATCCTATACAAAGTTTAAAGCAAGGAGAAGTAATTGACGTTATAGATGACAATGGTAAATTAAAGTATGTTCAGACACAAACAATGCCAGCACCGACAGGAGT